TTATCTTCTTTTCTACGATTGTCGCCTCTATAGGTTCTTGTTGTTTCCTCAGTAGAGATGCTTATTTCAGTGTTGTTGATTTCAACGTCCTCTGAAAATAATTTAATAGCAGAACCTGTAATTGTAGGCGCTCCACTTGTAGCGTGACCGCTTTGTTCGAAGATTCTAAATTGTGAATAGCCCATGCTAGGTGCCTCCTTATATAATCTTGCTGATTTGGAATGGCCATATCGTTCTGCCACTCTGTGAATCGAGTTCAGCATCTCGGTTTTGTTCGAACGAATATCCGTTTACTAGGAAATTCTTCTCCATTGATTCGAGGAAGTTCAACAGCTTTGGATCCGTTGAACCTTTGAGAGTCACAACACTTATGTATGCTATTACTCTTCTAAACGCGACTTTACCATCCGCATTTTTTCCAACTGGTATCGGTCCACTTGGAATTCTAATCGATACGAATATCGGTCTTGCGGTGTCAAGGATTGCCGCCTTGTTGATCCAATAGACAACCGTGTCAGATTTCAATTTCTTGATTTCTTCAGGTGTTAAGTCATCGCCATTCCTGGCTCTGCTTTTCTCCAATGAATCACATATTTCTTTTTGACAAATTTTAAGTGCTTCTATAAGTTTCATCTTGGTTTGACCTCCGAGACTCTCTTATAGACAGTGGTATCAACATCGATTTCCACACAAGTTAGCTTGAGTTCAGTCTTTCGACATTCGTAGCCATCAATGTCAAGCACTTTAAGAGTCTTATTATCCCATTCGATGAAGTATTCATCTCTAGGCATCTCTCTGTAGTTAATGACAACTAAATATCTGTTATCAGGATAGTCAGCATTGTACGTTTCTTTTTGGTCCGCCTTAATTTGACGAACATAGGCATGGAGAGGATGCTTTTTTAAGTGTAGATATTCTTTTACGAAATAAACACCATCTGAATATTCATTCTTCCATCTCATTCGCTTTTGACGATAGATTCTGACTTGTCTTTCCTTTATTGGATATTGATAGAGATTCATAGAAGATTCCCATCCTTATCTACCATAGCGGAGAGAGTGTCAATTCTGTCATCAAGTCGAGCTTGTACATGACTATCGCCACCGTACCATAATTGGTGGATATAATCTCTTGCTGCGCCTTTCGCGACTTCGTTGATTGGATTATCCATGGACCAGTCGTGACCGGTCTTTTGATATAAGAATTGAGTTGCCTCTTCAGAGAGTTCTTTTAAACGTCTAGAGGTGTAATCATGATCAAGATATAACGCCTCGCGAACTTCATCTTCAGAGAGAATTGGCTTTTGTGGTTTGTAGTTTCTAGCCATAACTACACCTCCTTTCTTTTAAATTTTGTTACTAGCTGGATTAACTATCTCCACCTTCGCCCGCACCTGGATCTGCTGCTGCAGGAGCTTTGATGGTTAAGGTTACAGTGTCAGATTTTGATCCCGCCGTACCAGTAATGGTTACAGTAGTATCCTCAGCGACTTCTTTAGCAGTTACCAATCCGGTAGAACTGACTGTAGCTGCATCGGTATTACTGGAAGCCCATGAGAGAGTGTCTGTAGAGTTATTTGGAGACACTGTTGCGACTAATTGCAATGTATCATCTTTCTCTAATTCACTACTATCAGGACTTGTGATTGCCACGCTAGTCGCTGGTACTACGACACTTTTTTTCCGAGGACTAAGCCTTTCCAAGAGGTAACGTTGGAGCCTGCGAAGACAACAGCCTTGTAAGCTTCGAGACCTGCTTTGAATTGGTAATCATCAGATTTCTTGACTTCGACATCAGAGAAGATATCGAGTTCGATAGCACTTAAGTGGCCGTAAGCGATAACGATTGCGTTGTTGCTCGCAGCAGAGAATGCTGGGAGAGCAGAAGTGATGATATAAGGAATACCATCGATTGTGTGATGCACGTAATCAACTTCGTGAACGCGTTTCTTTTCGTTTGTACCACGGAGGCCTGCGAGGGCTTTAAGTGTTAACTTATTGAGGATGATAACACCATCATCTTCGACTTCTTCATCACCACCGAAACCGTAGAGAATTGAATCTAAGGTATTTTGATCGATAGCGGATAAGGAGATGGCTGATGCATCTGGAACTGCAGGACAATAAGTGTCGGAAGCGGTAAAGCCAACTAACTTATTTGTTCCGCCTTCGCCACTGACTAATTCAATGGCAATTTTCTTTTGGAGAGCGATACGAAGAGCTTCGAGAACTTCTCTCTCATAATCAGCTGCTGGAAGTTTGAGAACTTCTTCACTGACTTCTGCATAAGCAGTGATTTTCGCTTTTGCAATGGTGACGGTGCTGAATGTTGGTTCTGCAGCGTTTGCATTACCACCTTCAGCAGTGTAACCACCTGTGCCATAAGCGGTTAAGAGTGGGACCTCATGGGATTCGCCACCTTTTAAATTAACAACATGGACACCATCTAAAAGTCTTGAATAGACACGGAATCCAGGTTTTTTAATTTGGTCGTCATATGTTTTTGGTAACAAGATGTGGGAAGAACCAACAGTGATAGAACGACCTTCTTTTAAGGCTCTAGCACGTTCTTCGACTTTGTCATCTACAACGACTGGATTGAGACCGTGAGTGATTAACTCTTCGGCTTTTGCTCTTCTTTCAGCAAGAATCTTGTTTCTTTCTTCGATAAGAGCATTTGTTTCTTTTTCGCGCGCTTCGATTTCATCGGCAGATAAATCGGTTTTTAATTCATCTTTGATTTCAGCGAGACGTGCTTCAATTTCTTTTAATCGATTCATTTTTTCTTTTCCTCCTATTTAGATAAATCGATAAGCAACTTTAATGCTGCTTTTTTGTTGCGCTTGACGGTTTCTTCGGCCACCGCTTGCTTGTTGAGTTCAGTCACCACTGACTCTTCACGTCTAGCGCTGATGGAAGTACCTTCATAGGCTGGATGATCTACTGCACTTACGTCCCAGACCTTTTCAACCTGACGAACATGGAACATAAATTCCTTTTCGTCGAAGGATTCTTCTCTTATTGTGAATGCGAAGCTCATTTTGTCGAGTAATCCAGTAGAGACATCAATGTAAGCTTGAGCACATCTTGGATTCTCTTTGTCTAATAAGAC